GCCGAAAGTGTAGAGTTTGAAAGTGAAGAATCTTATCGTGAGAAGTTGGAAACTTTGAGGGAATCTTATTTCACTTCACAAGTAACACCAACAGCTAAATCTGAATCACTTTCAGAAGGAGTTGATATTTCACCTGAAAATGCAACAGGTTCAATGTCTGCTTATCTGAAGACACTTTCAGCATTTAAGCAATCCTGAATTTAATATTAATCAAACGTAAACTTATTAGGTAACCCTACAATGTTCCAATCAGAACAGTTGCAGGAAAAGTGGGCTCCGTTATTAAACTATGAAGGTCTTGATCCTATCAAAGACAATCATCGTAAAGCGGTTACCGCAGTTCTGCTAGAAAACCAAGAGAAATTCCTCCGAGAGGAGCAAGCCTTCGGATCAGGTCTAAACCTGATGGAAGCAGTCCCAACTAACTCTGCAAACGCTGCAGGTGCTAGTGGTGGATTTGGCGGTGGTGCTACCGCAGCAGGCCCAGTTGCAGGTTTCGACCCTGTGCTAATTAGCCTCATTCGTCGTTCTATGCCTAACTTGGTCGCATATGACCTTGCTGGTGTTCAACCGATGAGTGGTCCTACTGGCCTCATCTTTGCAATGAGATCACGTTACACCAATCAGTCTGGAACAGAGACATTCTACAATGAAGTAGATTCTGCGTTCTCAGGTCAAGATGCTGGTAACGATGAAGAATCTGGCTTTACCGATGGTAACGCTGGTATGGGAACTACATCACAAAGTGGTGCAAACCCTGCTGTTCTGAACCCTGTTGGTTCTGCGTCTACTCGTGGATACAACACTGGTCAAGGAATGGTTACTGGAGACTCTGAGAATCTCAGTGGAACTGGTAATGATGCCTTCAACCAGATGGCATTCAGCATTGAGAAAGTAACAGTTACTGCGAAATCTCGTGCGTTGAAAGCTGAGTACAGTTTAGAACTTGCTCAAGACCTTAAAGCAATTCATGGTCTTAACGCTGAAGCAGAACTTGCTAACATCCTTTCTACTGAAATCCTTGCTGAAATCAACAGGGAAGTCATTAGAACTATCTACAAGGTTGCCGAGCAAGGTGCTGTTCAAAACACTGCTACTGCTGGTGTATTCGACTTAGACATCGACTCAAACGGAAGATGGTCAGTTGAGAAGTTCAAAGGACTTCTATTCCAGATCGAGAGAGATGCGAACGCTATCGCACAAAGAACTCGTCGTGGAAAGGGTAACATCATCATGTGTTCTGCTGACGTTGCGTCTGCACTAACCATGGCTGGTGTTCTTGATTACACTCCTGCTCTTAACGCTAATCTTAACGTTGACGATACAGGTAACACTTTCGCAGGTGTGCTACAAGGTAAGTATAGAGTCTACATTGACCCTTATTCTGCTAACCTTACTGCTGCTAACGCTGCACCTACAGGTGGTAACCAGTATTATGTTGTTGGTTATAAGGGAACATCCCCTTATGATGCAGGAATATTCTACTGCCCTTACGTTCCACTACAGATGGTTCGTGCCGTGGGTGAGAACTCCTTCCAGCCAAAAATTGGATTTAAGACAAGATATGGTCTTGTTGCAAACCCATTCGCTGAAGGAACCACTCAAGGACTTGGCGGTCTACAAGTTAACGCTAACCGTTACTACAGACGTGTTGCTGTTAAGAACCTCATGTAAGCGAGACGCTTATATACTTTCAAAGACCTCCTCTTGCAGGGGGTCTTTTTTTGTGCTATAATATTGGAGTCGTAAGTTTTCGCTACCTATGACTGCTCTAGCATACTCTTTGGTGGGTTCTGCACTAGGGGCGACAAGAACCCACCGTCTTTATATTATTAGTTTGTATGCCAAAGATAGCAGTAGTTGGTGGTGGTAATGCTGGATGTTTCACTGCATTGTATTGTGCATGGAGAGGGAAGCAAACTAATTCAGAAGTAGAGTTAATATATAATCCAAACATACCACCAGAAAAAGTTGGTCAAGCAACAGTATTAGAACCACCAGGTTTATTGTGGGCTACGACTGGGTTTAACTGGTATAATAACAATATAAATGCCACGATGAAGAGTGGTATATTATATGAAGGTTGGGGTAAAGTTAATAAGAAAGTATTCGCACCTTTCCCATCAGACAGTATGGCAATGCATTACTGCCCTTGGGAAATGCAAAAAAGTATCTTACAATCTGGTCATTTTAAAGTAACAGAAGGTGATGTAGATCCTGAAGATGTAGATGCTGATTTTGTATTTGATTGTAGAGGTAAACCAAAAGACTTTCTAGAATATGAAGAATTAAAGAATCCAACTAATGCATGTATTCTAGGAGAACCAAATTGGAATACTGCAAAGAATCCTTGGAGCAGACATGTGGCAACTCCTGATGGATGGGCATTTGTTATACCAACACGTAAGAAATCACCATCACATCAGTATTCTGTTGGTTATTGTTATAACTCAACCATAACACCTAAAGAGGAAGCAGAATATAATTTCTTAGAAATGTTCAATGTTGAAGTGACAAATCATATTGATTATAAAAATTATGTCGCAAAGAATCCAATCAAGGATGGTAGAATATTCCTGAATGGAAATAGATTATTCTTCTTAGAACCATTAGAGTCATCTTCTACTCAGACATACATTGAAATGGCTAGAGCAGTATTTGATTATTACTTACAAGAAAAATGTAGTGCAGAATTTGTTGCGAATGATATTAAAAATTATATCAATCAACTTAAGAATTTTGTTCTTTGGCACTATCAGTTTGGATCTAAGTATGATACACCGTTCTGGGATTATGCAAAAGCATTTAGATTTGAGGATCCAACCTTTGATAAGTTTTTAGGGTATAGTCAAATTAGTGATTGTATACCAACATCAAAGTATGGTGGAGCAACAAGGGATAAGTTTTATGGTCAATGGCCAGCATATTATTTTAAAGTATGGAATGAAGGGATGAATATAAAACTAAATACATAAGGAGACCTGCATGAACTAATGGCAACGAGAAAGGCACAAATTGAAAATAGGAATTTTTTATCTCCAGTAGGTTTTAAATTCAATCTGCAAAGATCACCAGGTGTTGCATATTTTTGTAATCAGGCAAACATTCCTGATTTAAATCTTGGTGTTGCAATACAACCAAACCCACTTAGAGATCTTCCAACACCTGGTGATAAAATTGATTTTGGAGATTTAAATATTAGATTTTTAGTAGATGAAGATCTTACTAATTACATGGAAATTCAAAAGTGGTTAAGAGGATTAGGATATCCAGAAAGCACAGAACAGTTTGATGAGTGGGAAAAATCTGGCACTTCTACAATACCTAAAACATACAAGAATACTGGAGATCAAATATATTCTGATGGAACTCTTCAGATTTTAAGTAGTAATATGGTAGCAAAGTTTAATGTTAATTTTAATGAATTATGGCCTTACTCTTTGACAACTATGACTTTTGATGCTACAGATACTGACATAGAATACTTTACAGCAGACGTATCTTTCAAGTATACTATGTACAATATAACCGATACTGCTAACAATCCTTTATGAGTATAAATCTTGAATCTATTCAAGAGATGTGGGAAAAAGATGCAAAGATAGACAGAGATAATCTACATGAAGAATCTTTAAACATCCCCTCTCTACATGCAAAGTATTTTGAATTATATAATACAATCTTCTTATTAAGAAAGAAGGCAGAACAACAAAGAAAGAACATCCGTCATGAACGGTATGAGTATTTTAGTGGGAAAGCAGACCCAGAAGTATATCAAAAAGATCCTTTTGGAAAAAAGATAAGAGATAAAGATACAATGACCAAGTATCTTGATGCAGATGAGAAACTTTCAAACTCATCTCTTAAGATAGAATACTATGATACGATGCTTACATACATTGAAAGTATATTGAAGGTGGTGCAGAACAGAACTTTTCAAATAAAAAATGCAATTGAGTTTATGAGATTCCAATCTGGATTGGGTTGACAAGGCTATCTAAATAGAATTAGATTCATGGGCCTATGTGATTGATTCCTCAGCTAATGTTGTTATAGGAAAGATGAATGAGGTGTTCTTGCAGATTAATGCAGAACCTCATATTCAGTATGAACTACGTGACCACTTTACTTTTGAAGTAGAGGGTGCAAAGTTTATGCCACAATACCGTAAAAGAAATTGGAATGGGGAAATACATTTATTTGATTTAAGAACAAAAAGAATTTATATAGGATTACTCGATAAAATAATATCCTTCTGTAACAGACACGATTATAGTTATAAGTTTGTAGATAATGAATACTATGGTGCTCCCTTTGAAGTTAACAATGGGATATCATATGAAGGTGTTACGGATTATATGAAATCCATATGCTCTCATCCCCCAAGGAAATATCAAATAGAGGGAGTATATGATGCTCTAAAACATAACAGAAAGCTACTGATATCACCAACTGCTTCAGGCAAATCTTTGATGATTTACTCTCTTGTAAGATACTATGTTGATAGGCAGCAAAAAATTCTCTTAGTTGTTCCAACGACATCTCTCGTAGAACAGATGTATAAGGACTTCGAAGATTATGGTTGGAATGCTGAGTCATACTGTCACCGTATCTATGCTGGAAAAGAAAAAACAAATGAACTTCCTGTTACTATAACCACATGGCAATCAGTCTATAAATTAGAAAGATCATTTTTTGAAGATTATAATGTAGTTATAGGAGATGAAGCACACCTATTTAAAAGTAAGTCATTAGTATCTATAATGACAAAGTTACATCATGCTAAGTATAGGTTTGGGTTTACGGGAACTTTAGATGGAACACAGACCCATAAGTGGGTGTTAGAGGGGTTGTTTGGGCCATCATATAAAGTAACGAAAACAGATGAATTAATGAAGCAAGGTCATCTTTCTCAGTTAGATATTCAATGTTTAGTATTGAAACATCCTCCTCAGAAATTTGAAACTTATGAAGATGAAATACAATATCTCATCTCACATGAACAGAGAAATAAATTTATAACTAACCTAACTTTAGATTTAAAAGGCAACACGCTCGTATTGTATAGTAGAGTGGAAACACATGGTGCGATACTTTATGATAAGATAAATACTAATAAGCAAGGTGACAGAAAGGTCTTCTTTATTCACGGTGGAGTGGATGCTGAAGAAAGAGAATTGGTTCGTGAAATTACGGAGCAAGAAAAAAATGCAATCATCGTCGCATCCTATGGAACATTTTCTACAGGGATCAATATTAAAAATCTCCATAATATTATTTTTGCCTCTCCATCAAAATCTAGGATCAGAAATCTCCAATCAATTGGTCGAGTTCTCAGAAAAGGATCTAATAAAATTAAAGCAATCCTTTATGATATTGCCGACGACTGCTCCCAGAAATCAAGAAAAAACTATACCTTAAATCACCTCATAGAGAGAATTAAAATCTATAACGAAGAAAATTTTAATTATGAGATAATAACAATTCAATTAAAAAAATAATTATGGAAGACGATTTTTACGCAACAATTAAATTTAAAAATGGTGAAGAGATCTTTGCTAAAGTAGCAGCCTCTGAAGAAGAAGATCGCACGATGCTTGTAATATCTTACCCCATTACTACTGTTGAAATAAAATCAAGAGGTGGAATCGTTGGTTATAAAGTAGAACCTTGGTTAAAGACTACCAAAGATGATATGTTTATTATTAATATGGATAATGTTTTAACGATGTCTGAATCTTCAGATCTTCAAATGATCAATATGTTTCAACAATTTGTTCAAGACCAAGCAAGAGATAGAAAAGGCCAGCCTAAACTAAGTAGAAAAATGGGATATATCTCTTCTGTAAATGATGCTAAAGATATCTTAGAGAAAATATATAAGTCTAATCAAAATAAAGAAACAAGCTAAAGCCTTTTCATGAACCCTGACAGAGTTATTCTACATATTATTTGAGAACTTGTCAAGTAAATTGATAAGTGTTATAATATCTACATAATAGTGATAATGACTTATGATTAAAACAGGCACTATGGCGAAACGAAAAAGGTCAGAACACTATGTTAACAACAAGGAATTTCTTGCTGCTTTAATTAGATATCAAGAAGATATTGAAATTGCACGATTGCAAGATAAACCAAAACCAGTTATCCCTCGCTATATTGGTGATTGTTTTTTAAAGATAGCAAATCATTTATCATTTAAACCAAATTTTGTTAACTATATGTTCAAGGAGGATATGATCTCAGATGGAATCGAAAATTGCGTTCAATACATTCATAATTTTAATCCTGAGAAATCCAAAAATCCTTTTGCTTACTTTAC